TGCAGACGGCATATGCCATAGCTGTACTGCTCCGACCAACCACGGATAGGAAAGCTAATTTGCCATAGGAATGCCATCCAAAGGTTTTGAATGCCATCCAAAAGTCTGGCCCAGAAACGCTTCATGCAGGCGGTTGCCCACTCCAAGGAGTTCGCCGACAAGGTTGACGTGCCGCAGTCTGTCGGCAAAGAGTTTGCCCGCGCCGACAAACGCCGTGACAAGATCGCGCGCGCGATGCTAGTGCGCCAGCGCTAAAGCTGCTGGTGAAAACTCTCCTGACGATCCACCGCCGGTTCAATGCCGGCCAGGAGAGCATATGTCCGAGACCAACATCGCGCCGAGCGCGCCCGCGCCTTCAGCCCCCGCACCCGCTCCCGCTCCGTCCAACGAGATGGCGATCGCGCCGGCCGCTCCGCCGCCGTCGACGGTCGGCTCGCAAGCCCCCGACAAGCCGGCGCAGGACGTCGTCAAAGGCCCCGCCGAGCATCGCCGCGACGTTATCCGCAGGGCGTTCCAGCGCACCACCGAGCCGGAGGCGGCGAAGCCCAGGATGGGCCACAACCAACCGCCCGAACCGATGGAGCGCGAGAAGCCGCCGCTCGACCTCAAGAAGAAGCCGACCGAGCAAACGGGTTCCGATGCACCGCGCGAGCGCGCAGAACATGGCCATTTTGCTGCAAAAGCTACGCCGGAAAACGAGAAAAATATTCCGAGAAATATTCCGGGGGGGCAGTCAACCCCCGCTCCAACCCGGCCGCCTGCACCTCCGGCAACATGGAACATCGTGCAGTTGCCTGCGGACGCTCCCCATCGCAACCCGCCGCGGCGCTGGAGCCAGCAAGCTCAGGCCGAGTGGGCCGCGGCGCCGGAGAGCGTGCGCGCCAGCGTCCAGCGCATGAACAAGGAGTTCTCGCAGCACTACGGCCGCATGCGCGCCGACACCGAGGCGATGAATGCCATCCGGCCATTTCACCAGATGGCGCAGCAGCACGGTACGACGCTCGACCGTGCGCTCAACAATTACGTCGGTATGGAGAATAAGCTGCGGGCCGACCCGATCGCCGGGCTCGACCTCATTGTCAACAATCTCAATCTGCACACGCCGGACGGCCAGAAGCTGACGCTTCGCGACATCGCGTGGCATGTGCTAAATCAAACGCCGGACCAGCACAAGACATTGCAGCTCGCCAACACGCAGACCGCCATCTCACATCAGATGGGGCAACTGCACCAACAGCAGCAGGCTATTGCACGCGGTTTGCAACAGTTGCATTATGAGCGGCGCTTTTCTCACACACGCGCGGGCGTCGACCGGTTCGCCGAGACCCACCCGCGCCTGGACGAGCTAGGCGATTTGATCGAAAGGGAATTGAAGCTCGGCTTCGATCTCCCGACGGCCTACCAGCGGGCAGACCTTCTAAGGCCTGCCACGCACGCGGCTCAAACCCGCACCTCAGCGGCTCAAACCCGCACTTCCGACCGGTCAATACACGGCGCGCCCGATAGCGGCTCCTCGAACGGAGTCTCGCGTTCGCGCTCCGACAGTAAACCGGTTGGCCGCCGCGACTCGATTGCCAACGCCATCAAGCGCGTCAACGGGTCGCTTTGAGGTTTGACCCCGTAGAGCCCGCCAGGCGCTGCCGGCGCGGCCGTGGAGCGCGTCCATGCCGAATATCACGACAAATGCCCAATATCAGCAGATCCTCTCGATGAGCCTGGAGGACCGATCTTCGGGCTACCAGGATCTCGTCTCGAACAACAACGCACTTCTCGCGGTTCTCAAGCGCAAAGGCATGTGGCAGACATACAGTGGCCCGCGCATCCGCGAGACGCTGCAAATAGGGAAGCAGACGGCCCAGTGGTACTCGGGCTACGACCAACTGCTCAACCCGGCGATCGATTTATTCAATGACGCGTTTTTCGAGCCCAAGATGGTCGTCGTGCCGATCATCTTGTCGTCCCAGGAATTGCTCAACAATCAGGGCGAGGCGCAGCTGCTCGACGTGTTCGATTCCTACATTTCAGCCGCCGAGAAGAGCCTTAGCGACACCATGGATGCCGGCGTTTACAGCGACGGCACGGCCAACGGCAACAAGCAGATCACTGGGCTCGCAACCGCGGTGCCCATCACCACCACCAGCGGCGTGTATGGCGGCATCGATCGCGCCACGGCGACAATCTGGCGAACGACCACGTTCGACGCGAGCGGCGGCGCCGGCAGCGTGTCGCTCTCGGCAATCGGCACGCAGGTGACCTCGACAACCATTCGGCCAATGTTGAACTTTGTGATGACGCGGCAATCGCGCGGCCGCGACTACGCCGACCTGCTGATCATGTCGCCGGAACACTATTCGGCCTATGACGCGGCCACGATCGCGATCCAGCGCCAGACCAATGAAACATCTTTGGGCAAGTTAGGCTTCAGTGCGCTCGAATACATCGGCGGCGGAAAGCGCGCCGAGATCGTGCTCGACGGCGGCATCGGCTCGAACATGCCGGCCAACACCACCTTCGGCCTCAACACCGACAGCTTGCGCCTGCGCTATCACCCTTCGCGCAACTTCGACAAGTTGTTTGACGGCGACGGGCAGATGCCCATCGACAAGGACGCTGTCGCTCAGTTCATCGGATGGATGGGTGAACTCACGATGGTCAACCCATTATTTTCTTGGCGCATGTACGACTCCAACCCAGCCGCCTGATGAACGGCTGATGAATGCTCGCGAGGGGTAACCAGCCTCTCACGAGCTAGGCCGCCGTTTTACTTGGGAGAGTTTTACGGCGGCCCGCCAAGCGTCACCGCCCGTTCCTGTCCTTCGGGCGGGCGGTGACGCTCACGAAACGTAACAGCGATGTAACGAGGTAATCACATGCCAGCGACGAATCCCGACGATCTGCTGATCGTGCAGTTCAAGACTCTCGCGCTCGAAAATGAGGACAAGAGCAAACTCGCGGGCCGGCCGATTTTCGATGACGTCGAGCAGGTGGAGATCCGCGGCCCCGGCTCGCGCAATTCGTCGGTGCAGCCGGCGAGCGCGGTGTGGGCTTGGGTGGACGACCCCTACACCGGCCGGCAGCGGCAGGTGACCTACGCCGAGCGGTTCAACCGGCAATACCAGCAGTTCAAGGAGCACCAGACACAGACTGCGTCGGGCACGCCGCTGGCGATGCTGCCGTTCCTGACCGAAGGGAAACGGGCCGAGCTGCGGGCGCTCAATGTCTACACGGTCGAGGCGCTCGCCGCCGTCGACGGCCAGGAACTCAAGAACCTCGGGCATGGCGGGCGCGAACTCAAGAACAAGGCGGAGGAGTACATCGCCAGGGCCATGCAGGCTGCCCCCGACATGCAATTGCGGGCGCAGTTGGAAGCCCTGCGGGCGCGCGCGGAAGTGCTGGAAGCCGACAACGCGATGCTGAAGGGGAAAGCCGTCCCATCGCCTACAAACGCTGCCGAGGAGAGTCCTGCCGATACTGCCTTTGACGACATGAGCGTCGAGCAACTGCGCGACTATATCGCGACCCACACCGGCGTGGAGCCGGTCGGCACGCCGAGCCGCAAGAACCTGCTTCGGATGGCGGCGGAGGCACGGCCCAACAAGGCAGCGTAATGACCCTATTGACGGTGGTGAATGACGTTTGCGCGGCGGTCGGCGTCCATCAGACGACGTCCGTGGTCGCCAATATCAACGCCAACCGCACCATGTTCGAGATGCTGGCGCTGGCCAACGAGATGGCGGCGCGCATCGCCGGCGACATGCGCGACTGGACGATGCTGCGCAAGCAGACGACGTTGACCGGCACTGGCGTGCTGGTGGGCAACGTCATGACCGGTACCGAGGCATTCCCCTTGCCGGCCGACTACCTGCGCATGCTGACCAACTCCCACGTCTGGCGCTCGACCTCGACGCTACAGCCGATGCAGTTTGTTCCCAACACCGACGAGTGGCTGCAACGCCGCTCGGCCAACTGGTCCCACGCCTGGGGCGAATGGACGATCTTTGGCGGGCAGATACACATCTGGCCAATCATGGGCGTGGGCACGACGGCAAGATTTTCCTATCTCGACAAGAACCCCATCGCGCTGGCCTCAAGCGGCTTCGGCGACCGCTTCGTGGCCGACGGCGACACCTATCGCTTGCCCGAGCGCATCCTCAAGCTCGGCATGCTCTGGCAGTGGAAGGCCAACAAGGGCTCGCCCTACGCCGAGGACATGGGCACCTGGGGCGACGCCATGGCCCTTGCGATGGGGACTGACAGTCCGGCGCCGATCATCATCGATCGCCTGCCGATCTCGGCGCATGCCCGCACGGCATATCCCTGGCAGGTGCCGACGCCATGAGTAATGCATCATGAGCGCGCACGCCGCCTTCCGCCGCCAGCCGGTTGACCAACAGGTCGCGCAGCACCTGCGCACCATCACGATCCCGGCGCCAACGCG